CCTCGAATGCGATCTCGAGACCCGCCTGCTTGAAGTGCGCGGCGAGCGCGACCTGCAGCGCCTGGCGGAACTTCGTGCGCAGGCTCGGCTCAGATGCCACCCGAGATCACCCTCCGCAGCGCCGCGGCGCCGGCTGCGCGTCCGATATCGAGATGGCGAAGAGGCTCGATCCCGGTCCCCGGAGCGCGCGTGCGATTCCCCCTCGCTGCCTGCTTGAGAGGCTTTCGACGATTGCCGAGCGTGCCGTAGTTCTGGAACCACGACTCGATCCCGGGCGAGACGAAGGAGGCGATCCAGCCGTCGGGCGATCCGCGCACCGGCTCGACGATGGTGCCTGCCATGCGGCCTGTCTTCGAGCGACGGGCGGCAGCAGCAGACGTGGCCCGAGCGCCCTGCTCGGCGGCCTCAGCGACGGCGCGCTTGGCGAGCTCGTTCACCTCACGCGTGATCCGCGGGAAGTCCATCGAGATGTCGACGCGCGCCTTGAGGAGCGGCATCAGATGCTCCGGCAGTAGCGCTTCAGCCGGTAGCGCACGGCCGGTGGCATCCCCGCTCGAGCAGACGGGCTGAAGTCGATCTCGGGCGAGACCGCGTAACCGCCCATCGCCGCCGAAGCGAAGGCCGCAGGGTTCTGGCAGATGTTCGAGACCCACTCCTTGCAGGCGAGCTTCACCGGGCCCGGTACGGCGGCCATACCCCAGCTCCCCGTTACGGTCGCCTGCCATCCGAACCCCGGCCACAGCTCGACGTTCGCGGGAGTGAGCGCCTGGATCGTGAGGTATGTCCCGCCGAGCGCCTTCCCCGCCGGCTGTAGGCGGTACTCCTCGCTCGTGAGCGTCTGCTGGGAACCGACGTCGAGATCGGTGTAGAGCTTCACCGAGGTCACCGCGCGCAGGTCGTAGGGCGCAAGATCGATCCAGCCGGCGGCATTCATCGCGAAGATGCGCGCGTCGGGGCCCGGGCTCGCGGTCGTATCCTTGAACTCGCGTTCACAGTGGTCCCAGATCGAGTCCGAGACGTCGTTTACGGCGTCGGTGAGGATGTCGTCGCGGGAGCCGTCGTTCTCGTCGCGATACACAAAGCGGCGTGCCTCCTGGAGCGTGAGCAGCGCACGAGCGGAGAGGTCGTTCACGTCGCGAGCGCCTCCGCGCGCGAGACGATGAACTGCACCTCGCCGGCGGCATGGGCGGTGCCGGTGCCCTGGGCGTGGATGGCCCAGGTGCCTTCTGCGGGCGCGAAGGTGAAATCAAAGACCCCGGTCGCGAACTTCGCCACCTCGGAGTCCGTCCCGAAGATGTAGTCCTCGGAGGCTGCCCCGCGCTTGCGGGCGGTGAAGGTGACGGTCGTCGGGTCGGTCAGGACGCCAGCGCCGTCGGGAACCCGGAAGGATGCGCGGACGATCCGCTTGTTGCCTTCGACGAGGACCTCGAGCTCGGCCACGCCTCGCCTATCGGTCAGTCGCAGTCAATGACGTCGAGAGAGACGACGCCGGGGGTCAGAAGCGCCATGCCGACGTCCGCCACCGTGCGCATATCGAGGCCGACCACGGCCACAGTTCGCAGCTCGAGCGTGACGCAAGCCTTGACTTGCGCGCCGCCCGCGGACGGCGTTGCGGTCAGCGTCCCGCTCGGCGCGATGAGCCCGCCGAGGAACTTCCCGATCGCCTTGATCAGTCCGCCGACCGGAGCTATGACGCCGCCGAGCCGCTTGCCGATCGCCTTCACCAGCGATCCGCTCGGGGTCACCTGCCCGGCGAAAGTCTTGGCGACCGCCTTGGCGAGGGCGCCCGTTGGTGTCACGGATCCTGCGAGCCGCTTCGAGACGTCCTTCCGGAGCGAGCCCGTGGGCGTGATCGAGCCGCCGAGGAAGACCTGCTTGATGACCTGCAGCGCGAGCGTCCCCGCCGGCGTGACGACGCCCGCGAAGAGCTTGGAGATCGCCTTCGAGAGCGAGCCGGAGGGCGTCACGGAGCCGGTGAGCACCTTGGCCACGTCCTTGCGCAGCGAGCCGCTGGGAGTCACGGCTCCACCGACGGCCTTGCCCGCCTGCTTCGTGAGCGTCCCGGTGGGCGTGGTGGTGCCGGCGAGTGGCTTGGAGACGGCCTTGGCGATCGTTCCGGTCGGCGTCGACGCTCCGCCCAGAGGCTTGGTGACCGCCTTGACCAGTCCGCCGGTCGGCGTCACGGAACCTGAGAGCGAGATTTGAAACGCCGTCGCTCCGGGGACACCCTGGCTCCAGCGCCGAGCGAGCCTTCGGTTGCGCGCCTCGTAGCGATAGCTTCGGCGGAAGATTCCGCGCGCCATGAGCGCCCCTTACGGGTATTCGACGATGTCTATGCTGCCGTTCGCGATCACGTCGTCAGTGACCGCAGCTATCAGCCGCACGACGATGAACTCAGCGCCCGCGGTCCAGAAGTAGTCCTCGGGGGCACGGAAGAGCTCATAGCCGATGCGAACCTGCATCGCGTCTGACCACAGGTTGACCGCCGTACCTGCGGAGGCGATCGTGGTGTCGTTCGTGCGAGCCGAGCCACCGTAGGCGGTGTCGTTGGGGGACAGCGGCCGCGCCGTCGCCGCCGCACCGCCGGAGCCGACCGTCGTGTGTCCGCGGATGACGCGAAGGCGCAGCCACTCCTCCTGAGCTTCCTGTAGCTCCGAGGTCGTCTTGATGACGATGCTCTTGATCGCGGTCGGCTTGTCCGTCGCCGGGTCGAGCGAGAAGATGTCGCTGTCCCCAGACGCCGCGGCGATGGTGACGTTCTCGAACTCAACCGTGTAGACGCGGGCCATGTTCCTCCTATCGACGCTGCAGAGCGCGCATGGATCGGTGACCGTGTGGGAAGGCCGGACCGGGTGCTCCCGCCGCGATCTCGTAGTAGAGAATCTTGATACCGGCCACCGTGACTGTGTCGTTCGTCCCGATCCTCGCATGAACAGCGATCCGAGTCAGAGCCGGAACGACGAACGGCTCCGGCAGGAAGTAGGTGACCGCCGTCGAGAGGTTGTGCTCGGCCGCAGTGTCCATGCGCACCGTCCAGGGTATTTGCAGCTGCACGACTTCGGAGCCGGCGGTGCCGGTGGCGATCTCGAGCAGGTACTCCCTCGTGGTGTCGGCTCCGGCAATCGCATACTCCGAACGCTGAAACGTCACGCCGAGGATGGCAATGGAGTTCGAGAAGTCTGAGGCGGTCGCGATGTCCTGGTAGGCGCCGGCATTCCAGGCAACGGCCGCAGTAGGAGCACCGACTCCGTCCGCGCCCGCCGGCTTGGAGAGGAAGTCGCCGACGGCCATCTAGGCCATCTGGTAGATGATCTTGATCCCGTTGTACGTGTAGACCGTAGTCGCGAGCGACTGCGCAACCCTGACCCCGAGCTGCGTGTTGGCTGCGACTTGCTTTGGCTCCGGGAAGATCACGCAGTGAGAGGGGATGTGCCCGACCGCGGTATCCGAGCGAATGGTGCCGGGGACCTGGATGAGAAGAACCGGCGAGCCACCCGTGTCGGAGGCGATCTCGAGGATGACCTCGTAGGTCGTGTCAGTCGCGGCGAGCGGGGTCGAGTGCTCCCAGATGAGTCCGGCGATGTAGAAGGTGGACGTGATCGTGGAGACCGGGACGACCTCGGTGTAGGCCGAGAACGACCAGGCCGCGCCCGCTGAGGATGCCCGCGAGATCCCTGCGGCGGCGGCGGGGTAGCAAAGGTAGCGATTCGTGGTCGTCGCCATCTAGGGCGCTACGTCCTGCCACGCGCCATTGATCCACCGTTGGCAGGTGACGTTCGTCATCTCCGCCAGCTGGCTGATCGCACCCGCGCACGGGTTCGAGGCGTTGAAGTTTCCGGCCGCACACCAGTAGGCGTCGAGCTTCCCGGAGCGGAACTTGGCATCTATGACGTGCGAGGCGTTCATGCCCGGACCTACCTCGTTCGGGTGCGGGTAGAGCGAGTGGTTGCAGCCGATGTACTGGCCGCCGAGGATGTTCGCCTGGGAGTCGTTGAGGGAGAAAAAGACCGTGCCACCCGCTGCCTGCGTGTTCGACTCGCCTGCCGCGTAATCGCCACAGCCGTCGATGTTGACGAAGTTGTTTCCGGCGCCGCCCTGTAGCTGGATGCAGTCCTGGTGATCGCCGTCAAGCGGAACAGCCTGTGGCCCCGAGGCGTTCAGGAACCCGGTGACGTCGACGTTCTGCGGGCCCGGAACCATGCGCGTCTTGAACGGGTCGGAGATGCGACCGATGCCCAGGAGATGCTGCTCCACGATCAGGTCGATTGCAGGGGTGCCGTCACCCGAGCAGCCGGTGCGAAGCTCGATCCCGTTCTGGCCGACCGGAGCAGCGATGCTCCAGGTCTGCACTACTCGGATGGGGAGTGGGCCGTAACTGGAAAGAGGGGCGTTGCAGAACCAGAGCTGGTTCGTGCGGTTGATCGTCGCGCCGAACTCGCAGTCGCCCTCGTCGTAGATCGGCCCCCAATCCACACGGTTATCGACTGAGCAGGCCAAGGCCGAAGGCGGAGGCTCGGTCGTGGTCGGGGGAGGCTCCGTGATTGTAGGCGGCGGCTCCGTGACGGTGACCGTGCTCGTCTCCGTGACCGTCTGAGTGGTCGTCTCCGTGACCGTCTCATGCGGGAGCTGGTCGGTGTCGGTGACCGTGACCTCGCCGGTGACCGTCTCGCCGCCGAGGATGAGCGTCCAGGGAAGCACGAGTTCCTCGACCTCAACCGTGTGGGTCGCGTACACGCCCCCGGCCAGGCCGAGCGCGCAGAGGGCCGCCAACACGATGGCTGCGAGCGCGCGCCGCTTCACGGCCTAGCCGCCCGAGGTGATCGTGAAGTCGTAGGTCGCCTGCAACGTATCGCCGCCGGCGCCTGAGAGGTTGATCACGCTGAAGAGCGAGCGATCGAGGAGGACGCCCCCTCCGGTCGCTGCCTGCGAGAAGATCCCATGCTCGGTGATCGCCACGTCGGCGTCCGGATCGAGCGTGCCGACCGTGCGGTAGACGTTCGCCGCACCTTCGGTCTGCGAACCGGTCGGGCGGGTGTTGTCGGTTGCGTACTGGGTCGTGAGCTCGGTCGTAAGCGCGGTGTTGCCGACCGCCTCCGCTCCTGCGCCCGTGCCGAAGCCGTGGAACTTCATGTTTTCGGCCTCGGTCAGGTTCTGCAGCGCGTCGACGAGGAACTGGACGCCGGTGTCGGTCACCACCCTCAGCGAGGCGAGCCCGTACGGGACCCGCGTGCCGTCGCCGCGGAGGACCTCGAGCCATAGGGCTCCGTACACGTGCGTCGAGCCGACGAGCTTGGCGCCCATGAGCGAGCGAAGCCCACGCCAGAGGTTGCGCATGTTTGAGCGCCGCCAGCGGTTGATCTCCTCGGGAAGTCCCGCCTGCGGAAGACCGTGCTCGGCGACGTCACGAAGAGCGATCGCGGCCGGCCAGGAGCGCGGAGCGTGGCGCCTGACGGCGACCTGCTCTACCGAGCCGTCACCCCGGAAGACCTTGAGGCTGAGGCTTCCTGTCGGGCGAGCTACTCCTGTCAGGTCCATCGCTCGCGCCTATCGGCCTTACTGGCCGTCCGCCCGTCTCTCATGCTCCGCCGCAACCGCCGCTGAAACCGTCTTGCGCTCGTCGCCTGCGAGCTTCTCGAGCTCTTCGTCGGTCATCTCGCCCATATGGGCTACGAGGTCCTTGGCGGACTCGGGCTGCGCCTGCTTGTTCTCGGACGGCTCCGCTTGCTTATCTCCGCCCTTCACCTTCGCCTTCGCCACGAGCCCGTAGCGCTCGGCGTCGGCCATGCTCAGGCGCTTGCCGGCGGAGGCGAGCAGGAACGCTGCCTCCCCGTCTCCCTCGTGTACGACCGTCTCTCGGTCCGCCTTCAGCCAGAGGTTCTCGCCGACCTCGAACGAGGTCGCGGTCTCGCTGAGCCTTTTGATCACGAATGGCATCGCCAGCCTCCTAGCTCGCCAGCTCGATGTACGAAACGAGGACGCTGAACTTGCCGGCCGTGAGCGTCGCCGCGGCGACGGTGGCCGTGATCGTCCGCTCGACGGTCGTCTTGATCGGAGCCGTGGTTGCGACGAAGTCGCCGCGCTTGGCTCCAGCCGTCGACCAGGGCGCGCCCGAGATCAGGTCGGCCGCGTTCAGATCGGCCGCACCCTCGGACTTGATCGCCACAGTGGCCGCACCGCCCGAGGTCAGAACGGTGACGACGTGGATCAGGACGTCCGTGATGATCGCGCCCTGCGGGATCTTGTCGCCCCGCAGTGCGATGTCGCCCGTCGCACCACCGTCGATTGCGAAGTCGTAGTCGGCGCGAGCGACCCTTCGAGAGTCCTCAATGAATGGCATCGGTTCCTCCTTGGGCGAGGGGTCGGCCGCCGGCCGACCCCTCGCTCGTCTCGTTCCTCACGACTAGATCCCCGTCACCGAGCAGAAGGCCGCCGGCCGGTAGACCGCGAGCGCTGCCCGCAGCTCCGCCCGGATCGACTGCCGGTTCTTCTGGAAGTCGTCGTTGATGAAGCCGACCTGCACCGTGACGCCCTTGCGCATGACCAGCTCGGACTGGGCGAAGTCGCCGACGAGACCGGTGTTCTCCGTGAGCGCGGTCGACTGCGCGACGGAGAGGCCCCAGATCCGCTCCGGGCCCGCGTCTGCGGGGTTGCCCCAGATGTAGATCCCGTCCGCCGTGCGCAGGAGGCGGATGTCTTGCCAGTCGTTCGGGTGGAAGACGGCCGCGTTCGGCTCCGAGAAGGCGTTGACGCGGATCTTCGTCATCGCTTTGTAGACGGCGTCCGGCGTCGGGTCCGCACCCTTGGCCTGCGTCTGCAGCCCGGAGCGGTCGAGGATCCCCGAGATGTTCGGGGCGGTGCCGTCGCCGACCAGGAGCTGCAGGTCGAGCCGCTGGCGAACCATGAAGCCCAGGCGGTTCTCGACGTAGCTCTGTGCCTGCGGGACGTCCTCGAGCTGCTCGTCCGTGACCGGCAGCCAGACCGCGATCTTGCGGACTGGCTCCGAGCGCTCAGTCAGCGCGAGCGTGGCCTCCGGCTTGGCGAGACCCTCGGACACCTCGACAGCGGCGTTCGTGAACGTCGTCTCCTCCATGTAGACAATCGCCGCAGCGGTCGTCGCGCCCTGCGGGAAGAGATCCACCACCGAGATCGGTCGAGTTGCGAAGTCGACCACCTTGGGCCCGCGCGGGTTGAAGGGCGCCCACCCGGCCGAAGTCTGGAAGAGCGTCTTGACGTCGATCGGAACGTTCGTCTCGGGCCCTACCGCGCCCTTCTCGCGCTTCAGATACGCGTCCGACTCGACGAAGAGCTCGCCGATCGTCTTGGTCGCCTCTGCCCCTCGATCCTTCAGGCCGCCGGTCTGATGCCCGGGATGACCGTCGATCTCGCCGAGGTCGTCCGTGAACTTCTTCATCAGCGAGAGCCCGTCGATCTCCTCGATCTCCTTCGCGAGGCCGGTCATCTCGTCGTTCCACGTCTTCAGCTGGGCCGCCTTCGCGGCCGAGTCACCCTCGATCGAGGCGACCTTCTCCATGTCGAGCTCGTCGCCGGCTTCGGCGAATGCGGCTGCCGCCTTCGTGCGCAGCTCTTCGAGCTTCCCTCGGAGCTCCACTACCTTGCTCATCTCGTTCCTCCTATGAGTTCAGTCGCCCGCAGACGCTCGAACCGCGCGATCTCATGAAGTAGGGCGTCGCGGTGCTTCCTGGGATCCGACGTCGCGAGCAACTCGTCGAGAGCTCTCTTCGTCTCGCCGAGCGCGCTCGAGACGGGCGCCAGTTGCTCACGCTTGGTCGTCGACAGACGACCCCGCCGTACCTCGGCAAGGGAGGACGTGCGGTTGACGAGCGCCTCGGCAGCGACATGCGCGGCTCGGGCCTCATCGGCAAAGCTCATGCTCTTCTTCGGTTCGTAGACGGTCTCGCGCTCGACCTCTGACTCGTCGCCGGCGAGCGCTGCGGCGCCGTTTTCATCGCGCGAGTAGGAGACGCGCAGCCAGCGCGTGTCGCCGTCCTTTTCGTACACCGAGAAGACGGCCCAGTCGTCGTCCAGGTCGAAGTCCTCTACCCAGACGGAGCTTGTGTCCGAGCCGAAGCGATCGCGGCCGGCGCTGTCGAGCGCGGCGCGAAGATCGGAGTCGAGCTGCTTCGACTTGAAGGCGAGCGTGCGCGTCCCAACGCCGGAACCCAGGAGAACCGGCGACACCTCGTGGACGACCTGGCGCTTGAGAAATCTGACCTTCTGCCCCTCGAACGTGCCCCGCTCGGACTCGAGGGTGTCGTAGCCGTAGCTCCACTCCTGGAGGTCGTCCATCTCCTTGACGAGCTCGAAGGTGTCGCGGCCGCCGCCGGTCTTCAGGAAGAACTGGCCCTGGAGGATCGCTTCGTCTGCCGTCGTGCGGATGACGCCCTTGCCCACAGGCGCCAGCGGGACTGAGCTCGCACCGCGTGAGGGACCCCAGGAAGCGTGGCCATAGGCCGAGATGCGCAGCTTCGCGCCTTCCTCGAACGCATCCGGGAGCGTGACGTCCTTGTCCGAGTCGATCGTGTTGAAGGTCGCGAAGACCGCTTCGACAGTGCCCTTGTCCGCGTCTTTGATCTCGACGGCTCGCAGCGCCTTGGTCTCGGCCATGCCCCGCTAATCGGCAGCAGCTCTACGCCGAGAGTGCGCGGCGCTCGAGTGCGCGCTCGACGGCACGCTCGACGTCGTCTGCGGAGCCACCGGTCTTGCCGTTCGCCTCGGAGAGGAGCATCGCGGGTCCGCCGTCCACAGGGACCTGGCCCAGATTCATCTGCATCAGGTAGACCTCGTCGATGTCCAAGACGGGAAGCCCCATCGCTCTGCGGGCCTCCGACCGCCTGACCCAGCCGCCGCGTACTCCGACGTCGAGGCGTTGGGCCTGGCGGTAAAGATCCTCCTGCAGCACGCGCACCTGCGAGAGGTCGAAGCCGAAGCGCCAGCCCCAGAGCTCCTCGTCTGAGACGAACTCGGACACGAGCTGGAAGTGAACGTCCGCGCCGAGCAGACGCTGCGACGGGATGATGTTCGACTCGTACGCCATCTCGCGAGCCTCGCCCATGTTCGTAAAGGTCGAGCGCTCGAGGCCGGCGCCCATGCCGGCGACGATCGCGGGCACGCCGAGGACTGCACACGTTCGCTCCTCGGGGATGCGGCGGAGCTCGCGTAGGAGCAGCTGCTCGGGAGAGAAGCCGAACTGGGCGATCTTCGTGGGCCCGCTCATCACGATCGGCTCGCCCCGGTTGTCGCCCGTGAAGGCACCCCGCAGATACGCCTTGACCGCTGTGACGTCGTCGGGCGACGGCTGAGAGTCGCCCTCCGGCGAGACGACCAGACCGGGCACGCCCATGTTCCGCAGCAGGCTGGCGGTGAAGTTCGCCGCCTCGTCGTCGGTGAAGACCTCGCGGATCACGCTCTTGAGCGGTGAGAAGCCGCGCCGCGGATCATCCGAGTCGAGGCCGAAGCGGAAGTGGACGACGTCCTCGGGCCGGATGTCGATCGTCTCTCCACCCGGGCGGTACTCGTAATGCGTGATGAAGGTGTGCTCGTCGCCCTTGGGGCAGATGAGCCAGTGGGGCGTCCACCACAGCTGCTGCACCGCGCCGGTGCGATTTCGTAGCTTCAGCCAGTACGCGTTGCCGTCGACGTTCCAGTCGGTGAGCGTCGCCATCCACAGGATGTGACCCGAGTAGAAGGGATTCGGACGCTGCAGCAGTCGCAGGACCGGATGGTCGCGGACCACTTCCTCCTGACCGTCGTCGAGCTTGCGAAAGAGAACGGGCGGAGCCTCCGGGAAGGTGCGCGCGATCCACAGAAGAGGCGCCATGACCGTCGATGAGCCGGTGCCGTCGCCCACCTCGCTCGCGTAGTCGAAGGTCGTCCGCGGGATCCCGAACCCCCAATAGGTCGCGTACCGGCGAAAGACGATCCGCGTCAGCGCGCTGATCTGCTTGACGCCTCTGGCGGTCGTTCGCTTGACGCTCTCCCAGACTTTCACAGAGGTCTCCATCCCGAGCTCGCACCCATGAACTCGTCGAGGTGCTCTGCCGCGTACACAGCCATCACGGCTGCAGCCAGCGCATCTATCGGCTTATCGGACTTCACCTTCGAGACCTTCCAACCCCGCTCGGTCTTGACGCCGACGGCGTTTCGGACGTGCTGGCGCAAGACGAGATCTCCGTCGTGGGCGAGCCTCGGCTTGTGGCCCTCGTGGATCAGGGCGTAGAAAAGATCCCAGGCAGCCTGCATCTCGGGTTTCCCCTGGTGCATCTCGACGACGACGAGCCCGTCATTCGACAGGTCGTTCGCCTGGGTGTCGAAGTAGCGCTCGTCGTAGAAGAGCAGGCGGGGCGTCCACTCGTCCATGACAGCATCCCGGATCTCGTTGCGGACCAGGTTGTTGTCGAGTCTCCCGCCAGGAACGAGCACATCGTGCGGCTTTACCTCGATCGCCGACCACACGCGCGAGCGAATGGCGATACGCCCGGACTTCGGTTCCTTCCAGGCGATCACGCGGGCGGTGGTGTCGCGCGTCCTCGCTCCGTCGACCCCGACTGCGACAATCGCCGCCGAGGGAATCTCGAGTGACGAGCGACACTCGTCCCAGCGCTCGTCCGTGATCCAGCGCCCGGCGCCCGCGGTGCGCTGCCCCAGGTAGAGCCGGCGCTTCGTGAGGTCGTCGACGAACGGGTCCGCCAGATCCTTTGCGATCCGCTCCTTCGTCCGCCAGGAGGCTCCGGCCTGCGCGAGCTGGATCGTCTCGAGATCATCGAACGGCGTACCCGCCGGCGCCGAGTGCTGGTACACGAGGAGCCCGGCTTCGCGGTTGCGATAGATGCGGAAGCACCGGTGGCGGATCTCGACCTCCGTCTGCGGGTCGTTGCCAATGCGCTCCATGAGGTCGAAGAGGACGTCGTCTTCGTCCTCGCCCTCGGCCGAGATGAACACGACCATCGGGTCCTCGCGCGCGCCCTGCGCCGTCGTGAGCGCCTTCCAGTTCTCACGCTGTCGGCGTGTTTTCCATGCGAAGAGCTCGTCGGCTACGACGAGATGCGGGTTCAGGGAGTGGTTGAGCTTCCCGTCGCCGGCGACGCGGCGAATGACGCCACGCGTCTGCGGGCAGGTGATCGAGATCTGGCGTGGGACGAAGATGGAGCGGAGCTCGCGGGAGCCACCCGCGGGATCGTTGATGAACGCCGTCGTCTGATCGAAGAGCTCGCCGGCCTGACCCCTCGAGCCGGCTGCCTGGATGACGACAGGACGGTACTCGCCATCCCAGGGCCCGGCGGCGTAGAGCGAGAAGGCTCCAAGCTCGGTCGTCTTGCCCGTCTTGCGAGGCTGAATCCTGCCGGCGCTGTTGTAGACGCGGCGGAGCTCGCCAGTGATCGGGTCCTCCACGAGCTCGAGCGCCTCATCCCAGAACTCACGCTGCAGGTCCTCGAGCACGAACGGGGAGCCAATTCGAGGCCCGCCCGGCACCTGCATCGTGTGCCGGCAGTAGGTCCCGCAGAAGGACGCGAAGTGCGCGCCCGAGGTCAGTCGCTCGGGAGGCTGCGCCCGCGCTCGGCGGCGGGTCCGCGTCCGAGCGGTCGCCACGTCACTTCACTGATCTCAGGCGCGGCGACGGGCCGATCGAGTCGGCCGCCTTCGGCGCGACGTCGCCTTCTTCGGTCCTGTCGCCGCGACGGCCGCGTGCAATGGAGAGGTTCAGCGAGGCACGGGTGTGAATCCCGATTGCGAGCTGATCCGCTAGTTGCCGCACGCGGTCGGAGGCGTCTCGCTCGATCTTGATCGCCGGGTTCGCGACAAGACCGCCGGTCGGTCCTGTAACGAGGGTCCCATGCTTGTGCACCTCTGCCCGTGCCTCACGGACCCGCGCCCACTGGACGACGAAGACCTCGTACAGCGGAGCGTCTGCGTGATCGAGCAGCGACTCGGCCTCGAGACCATCGAGCAGGCGCTTCCAGGCACGCTTCTCGAGCAGGTTGAAGCCGGGCGGCAGCGGTGGCCGCTTCCCGTCGGCCTTGCGGATCACCGACTCGGTCGGGCCGTGGCGCTCGGGGCGGTAGGTGCCCTCGGCGATGTGGTCCTCGAGCGCCTTCGGCTTGCGACCGGATCCGGTGCGGCGCGGCATCAGGAGATCCACCAGACGAAGCTGAGAACCAGGGCGCTCAAGATTGCCACGAAGGACCAGAAAGCGATGACCTCAATCCGCTCGTCGAGGTACCGCCTCACCGCCGCCCTCCGTCGACGCGGCCGTGACAGCTGAGGCAGGCCGCGCGTGTGTCCTCGATGTGGGCTCGCGAATGGTCGCCTCCTTCGATCAGGTCGCAGCTCGTCGCTCTGCGCGTGCAGCCCTCGCCGGCGATCTCACAGAGACCGCCGGCGAGGCTGATCCTCTGCTTTGAGATTCGCCGCCAGTGCGCGCTGTTTCGCCCTAGCTCGCGGTTCCGGCGCGTCCGGCGAGGCGAGGAGGTTGGGCACGCCGGGCAGCGGGCACCGGCCGGGACGAGAACCGGAGGTGAATGGCGCGCGCAGACGGTGGCGTGCGGCACTAGATCGACCCTGGCATCTGAGCGACGACAGCGATCCCACCGGTGAGCTGCTGCACGAGCGCAGCCTTGCCCTCCTGTGAGAAGGGGATGTGGACGATGTGTGCCTGGTGAGGGGTGATCTCGAACAGGTCTAGGATCCACTGCGGCTGCGTCTTCACGCCACCATCGCCACCGTTGAAGACCGGGTTCCCCTTCTCGTCGGTGACAGGGACTTCGACCTGGCGCACAGCGAACTGGTAGCCGACGAGCTCTTCCTCGATCTTGCGGGCCATCAGGTGCGCCAGTCGTATCGTGAGATTGATCGTCAACGAGTCCCCGTGCACGGCTGACAGCGAAATCCCGGGCTTGATCCCGTCGGCCCACAGCTTACGCCCAGCGAGGTCGACGATGTCGCACCCCGTCACCATCCACCATGACTCGGAGCGCTCCCCGATGAAATCGCCCCTTGCCTTGAAAGTGACGACCTGTCTGCCAGAGAGCGACTCAATCGTCTTTTCAGCTTCAGCACCCTCGCCGAAAATGCGTAGCCGCCAGCCAGCTCGGCGATCTCGCGCGGGCGATCGGAGAAGGCTGCGCGGCAGAACTACCAGGGCCTCGACGAGAGCGCTCACGCTGCTTCCAGCTCCGGTTCCTCGCGATCGCGCTTCTCGCGGATCGCCTCGAGCACCCACTCCTTCGGATCCATGTTCCGCCTCGCGGCTGCGGCGATCGCGATGCGGTAGTGGGCCTCGACGAGGCGAACGCTGAGAGCGTGCGTCGGCACTCGCGGCATCGACTCGATGAACGCGAACTGCATCTGCCGGTGTGACCAGCCCTGGCGCGCGGCCTCATCGAGCCATTGCTCCTGAGCATCCTCGTCGATGCCTGCGACGACCTCGTGTACCTCGAAGGTGAGCTGTCCACGACGGCGTTCTGCTGTGAACGTTCTAGCCACCCGTGCGGCGGGCGTGATGAGCCGCGAGCGTCCATCGAGCTCCTCGATCGCCGGGTGGTAGTCCTTGGCATAACGATCGCCGTAGGCACGGGCGTCTCCTAGAGACCACAGGGCTCTATCAGTGGTCTCGAGCAGGCGCTCAATGAGCCTGCGCCAGTCGTTGAACGGGAGCTCTGCCGTGATCTCAAGGCCGTCTCGGCGAGAAATGATCCCGTCTCCGAGATCGGTCGCCTTGAGTGCGATCGCTGCGCTCGTCATGCGGCCTCCTGGAGCCAATCGGTGAAGAGCTGCT